AGTGCGGCGACGAACAGGGCGCCTGCCAAACCGACCGATAGGCCTTGCCCGCACTGCGGATCGGCGGGGCCGTTTGTAGGACCGGGAGCCGTATGAGCTGCGCTTACGTTTGAAGTATACCATATTGACATGTAATGCTGACTAGACAGTTGGCACGTTTATACTAAAAAAATGAAAGTTGGCACGGTGGACCTGGTGGATGTATATATCAGACTATAAAAGGAAAAAGTTGGCACGAGTCGTCACAATTGTCTCAATGTCCGCCGTCGTAGGCTACGACTTCACGATCTCGTTCGAAAAGTTCCCCGACCGCAATGACCTCATGCGCAACCTGTGCCAGTGGTTCAAGAAATGGGTCTTCCAAAAAGAAGAAGGCGCAGGAGGCTTCGTACACTGGCAAGGCCGGGGGTCCCTAATCAAGGCCAGACGACTCAAGGAACTCGTCGGCCAAGCTAACGCAGACTTCCCCGGCGTGCATTGGAGTGTGACGTCCAGCGCCGTGCACCAAGGGCAGTCCTTCAACTACGTGATGAAAGCGGACTCCAGGGTCGAGGGTCCCTGGGACGAGCGCGATTATGTGGAACCGCCCCCGCTGACGAGGCAGCTCATAGGCTTCATGAAACAAACGATGTACCCGTGGCAGGAGCAGCTACAGGAAATGGTCAAGGAAGAAGACGACCGATCAATCAAGTTAATCGTCGACACACACGGAAACTCTGGCAAGAGCATCTTCGCCGAGTTCCTCGAATATAACGGCGACGCCTGGGAAATGCCCCCATTCAGGCTGATGGAGGACATAATGCAGTGCTGCATGTGCACCCGAACGCAAAAATGCTACCTCATCGATATGCCCAGGGCAATGAAGAAGGACAAGCTCTGCGAGTTCTACTCAGGCTTGGAGGCCCTCAAGAATGGCGTCTGCTACGACAAACGCTACGCATTCAAGAAACGACGGTTCGACAGGCCACAAATCGTGGTCTTTACCAACAATACGCCGCAATGGAGCTTCATGACGAAGGACCGCTGGGAGGTGTACGTCATGAACGAGGATCGCACGCTCACACTCTCAAATTTAGAAAATTAGAAAAAAAAATCCTAGGCGCTACGCTGTAACACTGGGGATTTTTTTAATAAGGGACCCCACGACAACCGCGACAAATAAATATCCGATTTGCGAAATGTGAAAATACAAAATTAAGTCTTAATTTGTATGCGCTCCGCGAGGCAGGCGCTCGCTACGCTCGCTAACTCGCTACGCTCAGACAGTCAAGGTAATTGATGACATGGTCGATGAGGCGAATAACCCCTAGTCGCCTATGTGATACTAGAGATCGGTGGCCGTCGAAGATCCACGAATTGAGACGTCCCATGGGTTCGCGTATGATTCACCGTTGTGAGGTACTCCGTAGATAGCCATCATCCAGTGGCAGTCCGTGTCGTTGGGGGTGTCCGTGGCGGAGTTGAAGGTGGTCTTCTTCCAGGTGCCGAGGCTGAACTTGAAATCCTTGCGGGAGGGGTACTTGGACGCGAACTCGTTGGTCCGCTCGAGGCCGCCCGGCGCCCCGACGGTGTTGGTCTGAGAGACGACCGCATTCTGCAAAGAGAACTGGAAATCGCGCTTGACCGCGTAACGCTTACCATTGACCGGCGCCGCGCTGAAGTCGAAGGGCTTCATGGTCTGGGCGAGGACGCCGCTGTTGGACCCATAAGTAGAGCCGTCCGTGGCGAGGAAAAGATCCTTGTATGGGTTGCTGATCTGGCCGCTGGGGTCATTCTGCCGGCGGCGCTTGAAAATAAGCACACGAAACTTGATAGGCGTGACCGCCTTGTTGGCAGTGGCGTCAACGTTCATCGCGTAATTCTCCATCTGGACACTGACCATGCCGGTGGCTGCCTTGAGGTACATAGACCGACCGACGCGCTCGTTGGGATCCGTGCCCTCGGGCCAATAATCTGAATTCAGAGCAAACCCGTACGGGCTCGTGGCCATCGCACTGGCGAAATCAAAAGCCGTCTCATAGACGAAACTGGCCGTCGGCCCAACACCGAAGGTGGGGGTAGACTGAAAATTGTTGACGGGCTCCAAGGACTTGATCTTGGTCTCCGCTAGCTTGTTGAGGGTGGACGTGAGGCTTCGGTTCTTCCGGTAACGCGACGCCGAGCTCGCACCAAACCGAGTGCGGCGACGAACAGGGCGCCTGCCAAACCGACCGATAGGCCTTGCCCGCACTGCGGATCGGCGGGGCCGTTTGTAGGACCGGGAGCCGTATGAGCT